ATAATCAATTTGAGAACAGTAATGCCGGACGATTCGATTGGGCATTAGATCTATCAGAGATGAATCCGGCAATGAAGGATAATCATTCACAATTACTGAATGAAACACTGCAATCATGTTTTGATGAATATGTGAATGTCTTTGGTCATCTAAAGACTGTACCAATGTATTCACTTTCACAGAAGATACAGAAGACTCCTGCCGGTGGTGGTTATCATGTCTGGCACGATGAGAATTCAGGATTAGAACATTCGAATCGATGTCTTGTATGGATGATCTATTTGAATGATGATTATGAGGGTGGAGAGACTGAATACTTGTATTATAAGAAAAGGATAAAACCTGAGAAGGGAAAGTTACTAATATGGCCTGCAGGTATGACACATTGCCATAGAGGAGGATTAGTATTATCGGGAACAAAGTATATTGCAACAGGATGGTTCTATCTGGCAAATTACAATGGATGATAAGAAGGAAGAGTTTCCTAGTATAAAGGAACAAGGAAAGAATCTGGCAAAGTTTACATTTGAAGTGGTGAAGGATAGTGTGACACATTTATCTACACCATCAGAAGTATTTGCAAATGAAGAGTTAAAGGAAGAAAGAATGAGTATATGTAAGAAGTGTGAGTATTATAGTCTAAGACAGAATAGATGTAAGCACTGTGGTTGTTGGTTAGAACATAAGGTTAAGTTTAGTTCAAGTCAGTGTCCTGTTCATAAGTGGTAAAATGAAGAATATTCTACGTATATGGAAGTATTCATTAGGATCATTCTCTGATGGTAAGACTGAACCATATGATAATTGGATTGCATGTATTAGAAGTATTATTTTTGTCTCTTATATGGTGACGAATGCCTTTATTGTGTCCGGAGTCATTAGACACTGGAATTCGAGTGATTGTGTATCCGTTGATACAGAATTAATTAAAAAATAGGTTTTAAATATGTTTATAAATATAAAACTGTTTTTTATTTGAATTGTTAAATCTTTTGGTTTGTGGTGTCCTGAGAGGGTATTCGGAGTGTCTTTGTAGATACTTTGGAGTGTCTTTAAGTATCTCATAAAGGGTCAGATCTTAGATTCTTATGTTCTTTTAATCTCATAAAGGGTCAGATCTTATGCAAGTTTAGCGAGCGTATCATGGAGAGCGCGGTTTGTCAACCCACAAGGCGCAAAATTTTTCTCGACGAGATACAAAATGTAATATAAAGACATCTTATAGTATAAATATATTGATTCGATGAATCTCGTCGAGACATCATACTTGACACTCGACGAGATATCTGTTATACTCATATCATAATCATCCAATCTCGACGAGAACCATGAACGATTACGAAACATCATACATATGGGACTACGAGATGTCATGCCATGATTATCTCGACGAGACATATGCATATCATAATGTGTCACCATGCACATATGATCTAGACGACGAGTATGCACGAGATAGCACAGACTATCAGGCACTTGCATACAGACATTATGCATGATACAATACGTAAACATCGCACGAGATTCCCATGTATGCACACAAGCGCATTGTAAGTGTAACATTAGACATCGAATGTTATGAAGACCTCGACCTCAAGATGATGGATTGGCGAGAAATCCTGGATCTTCAAGGTGACGAGAACGTCGATGTTAGCATCAAGGAGACTGCAGAAGTATACTAGTGTGCCAGTTCGTGGATTGGCACCCTTTAAATTAATATGAGTGGACAATCGTAGAACTGTCCACTAAATCCCCATGGGGGTCCAAAATCGTGTATTGTAGTTTCAGTTGAGAAATTTGTTTTCTTAAATGAACACTTTCGTCCCCAATCCTCATCTGGAAATGTTAATGAGTCGTGAGCAGTTAATGGAAGATATTGACTCAATTGTTGATGGTGAACTTAGTGGCATTATTTCTCAGGAATTGAGTGATGAATTGGTGCGGCGTCTATGTGATGCAGTCTGCCGTAATTTCCCTGCTAAGTAACACAAACTGGTCGGCTGCCTGACCAGTCGGCAAAGTGGCACAAGGTCACGGCACAGGTCCCAAAATCGTGTATTGTAGTTAAGTCATCAGGAATTCACCGAATGCAAGGTTATCAAGGTTGGGCAAATTGGGAGACCTGGAATGTTGCTCTCTGGATTGGAAATGATGAGAGTTTGTATCACCAAGCAAGGGAATGTGCAAACTATCAGGAACTTGTGAACATTCTTTGGGAGTGTGGTAGTAAAGAAACTCCTGACGGTTGTCGTTGGGATGATGTTAAAGTTGATGGTCTTGCTATCTGTGAAATGATGAAAGATCTCTGAACTAAGTAACACTAACTCAATTCACACTAACTAACACTTTTTTCAAATGTTTGATGAACTCTGGTCTGAAATTGCTGATGCTCCCGGTGAGATCTTCGATGTGATTGAATACAAAGAAGAATGGGAGAAAGAAGATAAATTCGATGTTGAAGAGTACATTAAAGGAAACACTGACTACTGAAAACAATGAACGAACAACTGCAATCTCAGGCAATTGAAGTGATGGAACTGATTGAAGATTCCGTCGAACATATTTGCACTGAAAACCTCCTAAGTGGGGAGAAAGTGTGGACAATGATTGCTGCACTTGCTGATGCCAAACTTGAAGAATTTCCTGAAAACTAATGTCTTTCGTTTCCACCTTCGTTGACACAAACTCCATGACAGACAACATCATCGACCGTGACAAACTTCAAGAGGACATGATCAATCGCATTATTGATGGTATGGACATCGATGGATTGTGTCAATTAGCATACGATTATTTGAATGAGAATTATGATAAGTATTCCGTGAAAGAATTGATTACGGAAGTAGAAGAATTCTATCCGGATATGTTGGAGGAAAGTAACACAAACTGATCCGGCTGCCTGACCAGTTGGATAAGTGTCACATGTTTTTGGCACGACCCTCAAAACCGTGTATTGTAGATGCATGAACAAAACCGACTCAATGCACACCTACACCGACCCTTGCACCTATGCTCTGCAGGAGGACATGAGAATCTTAAAAGAAATGATTGCATCAGACCTTTCACAATACATGTGCGAAATGATGCCTTCCATGAACGATTGCGTCGATTGGGTATGTGATCGTTTTGCAATTGATGCAACAGATGAATTGATTGATTTTGTTGCTGATTGTCACGATGAGTTCTTCGGTAACTGACACAAACCTCATGACACTAACTATTCTTCCCAGATGTAAAAGCAAATGGATTGTAGTTTTTGAAATTGATCACAAAGTTATTATCCGCAATCCTTCTTACTAACTGAAACTCATGCGTATTTTTCTCTCTGCCATTGTTGTCCTGTTGGGTGCGAATCTTCTCATTGATCTCCTGGATTCTGATATGGTGCAAATCATGCAGGAGCGTAATGAAACAATCCAGCGCAGCATAGACCGGATGTGACAGTCGGATTAGTGTCACACGTTTTTGGCACAGACCTCAAAATCGTCTATTGTAAAAGAGTCAAAGGAATTCAACCGACCATGCGTAAGATCGAACAGCAGATGAACGAAGCAGTCCAGAGCAACAGCAACTGGAGCAAGGACAACACAATGGTCGAAACCATCGATGGAGTTTCAAAAGTCTACCTGTTCGGCAACCTCATTGCCGAGGTTGATGAAGATTCCATGAAACTTTACGACGGAGGATACCAGAGCAACACCACAAAATCCCGTCTCAATGCCCTTTGTGATGCGTTCGGTTACTCCGGCGAAGGTGTGTTTCAAAAGAACTGGACTTGGTTCGTCCGTCTCTGGACTGGCACCGAATTCCACACCACCGAATTCCGTAACGGCATGCGCCTGGCATAGTGGCACACTGCCACGGCAGAACGACCCCTGACCGACTATTGTAAGAAAACAAACGAACTGAACCACATGACAAAGATCCTTCACCTTGAGCACCCCGAAGACACCATCCTCACCGGTGACGATTCGTTCCTGCAATCGCTGCGCCTTAAGGGTGACCTTTCGGTGAAGGTTGACGGAGCACCTGCCATCGTATGGGGAACCAACCCTGCGACCGGTAAGTTTTTTGTGGGGACCAAATCTGTCTTCAACAAAGTGAAGATTAAGATCAACGAATCTCATCAGGACATTGATGCAAACCACACTGGTGAGGTTGCTACTATTCTCCACAAATGTTTTGACTATCTGC